TATTTATTTTTTTACTTTTTATATTACGAATTCTATGTAATTGTTGAAATGCTTCACGCACATTTAAAGTAGTGCATTTATAAAAACCATATACATAATCAAAATATTCCATATTAAAATCTACACCAAATACTACTTTAGGAGATACAATAATTATTTTATATTTACTCCAAAATTTATTTACATCATACATTTGTTTTTCTAATTTTGTATCAGTTTCACTATTATATAAAAGTATTTCATCTATTTTTATTAAATCTAAATTAATAATATAATTATACATAGATTTGGTTTTACTAAGTGTATCACAACATATATACAAATTTTTATTATTTTTAATTTTTTCTTCTAAATCTATAAAAATACTTTTTTCAGATTCAAAAATTTCATACAGATTTTTATTTGATAAATTAATATAATTTAAATAATTACAATACATAATATTACGATAATTCAAATAATATTGAATCACATTATTATTTAAATCCGCATCAGTTACCAATAATCTATTACAATTTTTTAATAACCATTCAATTATATATAATACCTCAGGTCTAGTATTTTTACTTATACATAAATGATTACCTATATAATACATAAAACTAACACCTTCATCAATCCATATAAAATCGAATTTTTTTAAAGGATAGTCTAATTTACATATACTATCTGGCGAAATAATAAGTCTATCTGATAATTTTATATTATTTTTACTAGAAGTTATATAATTATCAACTTGTATGTCTTCTGATTTTAATTTATCATATATAGTATAAGTTAAAGTTTTACGACAACTTAATATTAAAAAACTAGAAATATTATTTTTTTTTATATAATTTACTGTTGCGGTTGATTTACCACTACCCATTCCAGATTTAATAAATAATGTATCACTATTACCAAATTCTATATTCTGAATATATTGTGAAGTTAGTGTTTTTGTTAATATATTAGTATCTGTTTTAAATTCTAATAAGGTATCTGTATTATTTAATATTGAATCAACAAAATTATATTTTTCATTAATAATAACATTATTATTATATAAACATGGTAAAAATTTACTTTTATTTAAAGTAATATTATATAAATTATGTTTAAATAAAAAATTATCTAAATTTTCAAAAGAAGATACATATAAATATTTATGAATTATTCGAAAAGATATATCATTTTCTTGAATAATAATAAAATCTTCTTTATTAAATTTTAATACTTTTATAATATATGAAAAAATATCATTAAAATTATTTTTATTATTATGTAAATATACATAAAAAAATAAACGAATTGGTAAATTATAATCTACATATTCATATAAATTACATTTATGTTTTTTCTGAAATTTTTTTAATATTTCTAATGAACCATAACTATATGATTTTTGTAAATGATTTTGTTTAAATATAAAATCATTATACGATTTAGACATAATACATTCTTCTAATGTATTATATGATTTCATATATTTCTTTATTTTTATATTTATAAATTATTTATATATATTTTTATTGATCTTTAGCCCATTCTATAAGCATACCAATACTATAGAAAAATATAAAAATTACAATTGTTGTGAATCTATTTACCCCTACCAATTTACCTTCATCATAATATGTAGTATGGGCATGAGCTGAAGCAATTGCTGTAAATATAACAATACCAATATGTAAAAGTAAATCATAATGTATTTTATTTTTAATATATAATATATCAGTGTGAACAGTTTTAATAAAAGGAATTATTTTAGGAACAATTTTATCCATTTATATTATTATAATTTTTATTTTTTTTAAATTTTATTTTTTTAATTTCTATTTCTTCACCTAATATATCATTTTTAATAAGTTTATATTCATTATTACTATTTATACTATTATTTCTACTATTATTTCTACTATTATTTCTACTATTATAATTATTTAATGCTACAATACCATATGAAAATGATGTTCCCATGTATTTATTATTTATATATTTATTATTTATATATTTTTTATCTGATATTTCTTTTAATATATTTTCAAAAAAATATATCTGATTATCTACAAATTTTCTCATATTTTTATTTATTTTTTTTATTTTTAATAAATCTTTTAACATTACCACTATAATTTTTTATTATTTTATTTATATATCATTTCATTTATATATAATTTTTAATCTAATCTACGTAGTCCTACAACTCTATTTCCATTTGTTGAATCACGAATTTCAATAGTATTAGTTAAATCTATTTCACCTTCATGATTCGGAAATAATGAATTTAATTGACATACTACTCCTTCAGGATCATTTTCATCTCCACAACCATAAAAACGATGTCCTAATACTGGACCTTGTTGTCCATGACCTAATGTACACACTTCTAATTTATCTAGGCCACACATTAATGAACCTCCATTGTCTAATACAAAATTATAATAATAATCACACATAATATTTTCAGCACCTTCAATATTAATTGGAAAATACCATTTTTTCTTATTATTTTTATCTGGAATACATATTGGATGATATGGTGTTAAACAAATATCCTCTGATATAACAGTCATAGGTGCAGATCCATCAATACATTTTTTTCTAGTTACAATTTTTATAAATGTTTCATTACCTTCATAATCAATAATTATCATATTAGGTTTCAATTTAGAAGCAATTGTTTTTTGTTCAGGATTTATCCAAATAGGACAATTTTCATGAAAACAACCACCATTATCAATATTGTTCAAATAACTATTCATTTTGAATTAAATAATATTTTATAAATATCAATTTTAAATAATTATAATTCATATAATTATAAAAAAAAAATTTTTATTATTAATTATTAATTATTTATTATTAATTATTTATTATTTATTAATATTTTTAACTATTAATATATATTTTATATTCTTTTAATATTTCTTCATCTAATCGTTGTATACGACGAATACGACCCAGTGGAGATAAAATAACTCCTGGTTTTTTTTTATATGAAATAAACGCTGTAGTAGTTGAATCTGTACGTACAAGAACGTTTTCTAAATTAGTCATTTATATAATTAATATATAAAATCAATTTTAAATAAATATAATTTGATTAAATTATTTTTGAATATGTTAAATCAGACATAAATAAAATAATTTCATTTAAACTCCATTTACCATATCTATTTTTAGATATTTTAGAAACAAAATTATTTTCCAAATTTTTATATATTGTTTCTCTTCCATCCACATTATGATGTGGATTAAATACATGTAAATATTTATTATTATATTCATCAATTGATATTCCTATAACACTATATAAATGTTCATTAATTATACCAGGTATAGTAATCTTATTAAAATGACCATTAATACCAATAACACAAGGATAATTCATTTTATAAATATTATTTGGAATAATTTCAGTATTATTTTTTTGAATATTATTAGTTAATATATTCCATATTTTTTGAATTAATAATGTTGGATATTTTTTAAATAAAATATCTAAATATTTCACAAAATCATTTTTCCATATTTTTTTTTTTATTCTTTCTTCACATATTTCATAATATAAATCTTTTTTATTATCAAATAATCTATTAATAATTATTTTTGATTTATAACCTGTTAAATTTTCTAAAACATTAAATGCTATTCCACCTTCTTCTAATAGTTTATTTATATCATTATTATAAAATTGTTTAATATAAGCATATTCTATTTTTTTTACCCAATCTTTATTTTTAGAAGAAATATTAAATTCATTTTCATTATACAAAAAAGTTATTTTTTTTTTTTCAAATATATCATCTATTTTTGTATAAAAATTAAATATTATATTATTATCTATTTCATTTATTATATTAGAAATATATACTTCTCCTAAACTTGATAAAATAGATGATATACTTGATAAAATAAAACAATCTCCTTCTTTTCCCTGACGTATATCTTCTAATTTCATATATTATATTTAATATTCTAAATACATTTCTAATTTGTTTATTTATTTAATGAATTCCAAAATATTTTCACCTCTTCAATATAATCTATATTTTTACTATATAAACGAATAATTGTTTCTGATTGATTTGTAGGAATAAGTAAACTATTTTCTGAACTATTTAAAGTAAAAATAATATCAGTTTCATTATTAAAATAATATACTTTTGATAGAGGATCTGGACAATTACCTGCTAAACTAATAGTTACATAATCTAAAATAAATTTATTATTATTTATTTTTTCAAATTTAATATCAGAACGTAATTTATTAATATTAATTTGTTCCTTAACCATAATAGGTAATTTTCTTTGAAATATATTTTCTAATTCAGGTATATTTTCTAAATTATTCATAATAACAGAATCTGTAAAATTAATAAATTCAATACCCGTATTTTTTATTTTTTTTAATATAGGAATAAGTAAATATTCAAATGCTTTTACAGTATGATGATTATAAATTTGTTTATGAAGTCTATATCTACACGAAAATAATAAATATATATCATGTTGAACTTTTTCATGCCATGCTAATACTAATGATTTATTAAAATATGATACTTTAATCATTGTTAAAATTCTTGAAAAATCATTATGAAATAAACCTATATGATATGAATCACGTAAAATATAATCAATCTTATCAACATCAATATGATTTATTTTATTATTTACTATTTGATATAACCAATTATCTTGTAATTCAATAGGAGGATCAATAATATTACAAATTATTTCTACCTCTTTTTTTGACAAATTCAAATTATATTTTTTTACCATATTTCTAAAAATATCTAATCCTCTATATTCATGTTCATATTCATTTTCTTCCTTCACATAATGATCATATAAATGACTAAATGGTCCATGACCTATATCATGAATTAATCCCGCTATTCTTACTAATTCTATTAAACGTTCTGTAATATTTAATTCAGGTTGTTTTAAAAATAATTCATTCATCATAACTCCTGCTAAATGACTTACTCCTATTGAATGTTCAAAACGACTATGTGAAGCACTTGGAAATACTAAATATGTTGCACCTAATTGTTTTAAATCTCGTAATCGTTGAAATTCATATGTATCAATAATTTCTGTCATTAATGGAGTAATATAAATAAATTTATGAATAGGGTCATAAATTTGTTTCATTATAAATATAATAATTTCTACATAAATAATCAATTTAAAAAAAAAAGAAAATTGATTTATATAATTAATATAATTTAGCACTATAAATGCAGTACGCCAATAAAGTATTATATAATTTACCAAATGATATACTTGAAAAAATCTGTTATAAAAATAATTTAGATAATAAAAAATTGGCACTATTAGTACTAGCACATAGATCATTTCAAGAATTTATTATGTTAAAATATAAAAAATTATATTTAAGTAGCTTACAAGAATTACAATTAAATATTAATGATTTTATTAATGTATATGAAGTAGATATATTTAATTATTTAGGAGTTATAGATACATATATATTTAAAAATTGTAAAATATTAAAACTACGTTGTTGTCATAATATAAGAGATGTTTCACAATTAGGAAATGTTGAATATTTAGATGTAGCAGGTTGTGAGGAAATAAGAGACGTATCTATGTTAGGAAAATGTAAATATTTAGATTTATCAAACTGTCATAAAATTACAAATGTAGATAATTTAGGAAATGTAGAACATTTAGATTTAAGTCATTGTAATAAATTAACTAATATTTCTAAATTAGGTAATCATAAATATTTAAGTTTACGTGGTTGTCATAAAATTACACATATTAATAATTTAGAAAAAGTCAATACATTAGATTTAAGTTATTGTGAAAATATAAATGATATTTCTTATTTAACAAATGTATATAATTTAGATGTTAGTTATTGTCCTAATATTAAAATAAATAAATCAATGAATACAGTAATATTTAATGGAATATCTACAAATTTATTAAATAATGATATTAAATTTTTAAAAAATGTAAAAAAATTAAATATAAGAAATTGTTATTGGATTAGAGATTTATCAATATTAAATAATATTGAAATATTAGATATTCGTGGTTGTAAAAATATAAAAAAATTACCAGAAAATAATATTAAAAATATATCTTTATCAAAAGAATTATATAATAATAATACTATTTTTAATCAAATAAGTAATATAGAAAATATAGATATTGATTATTTTAATTAAATAACTAATATAGAATTATGAATGATAATATATATATATATATGGATATATTAGATATATGTAAATTATCTAATAAAAAATACTATATTTTTTTAAAAAAACATAAAAATATTATAGAACAGTATTTAAAAAAAAATTTTATTTCTATAAAATCTGATGAAATACCATTAATAAAAATAGAAGATATTCAAAATGTACAAGATTATGAATTAGAAAAAATAGAAACATTAATATGGATGTTAAAATATGGATTTAATAATGTACGTGGTTCAAAATTTAAAAATTTAAGATTAACAATAAAAGAATTTGAAAATATAAGAGAGTTAATAAAAGAAAATTTAATATTTTTAAAAAAATATAATATAAAAAATGATTGGGAAAAAGATTTAAATAATTGTATTGAAAAAGAAAAAATACGACATAAAAATACAACTTGTTTTATATGTGCTAAAAAAGGTCATTTTGCTATTGATTGTAAAGAATTATATGATATTGATGGTATATATATAGGTGAAGATAATGAATGTAAATATTGTAAAAAAATAATAAAAAAAGAAAAAATAAAAATACATGAGAATGAATGTAAAAAATATTATTCTTCTTAAAATCCTTTTACACCATTTAATTTTCGTAATTGTTCATAACTTGTCCAAAATATTATTTGCCACGGTGCCAATCTTAACCATACCGGTATAAATCCTTTATATAATGCCCTAAATCCTTCATTTTTAACTGTTTTAGTAAAACAATCTAGTATTCCTTTATATTCACTATTTGTTTTCATTAATCTTGATTTAATAACATCTGCTGGTGTACAACATATAGCAGCAGCAAAACCAGAACATATACTAGAACAAAAATGAATTAATAGTCCATCTGGTAAATGTGTCGTTTTTTTTATAAATTTTTTTGAATGATCATATGTTGCTAATTCACCTAAATTAACTAAAACAGCTCTTGAAATATTTGGTGTAGCACCTTTCCAAAGTCCTTTAACACCATTTTCATCTATAATAGAGTGAATTGTTTTATAAATAGATAAATGAATATTATTTTTAGAATTAGTAATATATCTAATTTTTAATAAATCAAATGGACTAGCAATTAATTGAGATATACCGCCAGATAAACCACCAATTAAAAATTTATATGAAAAATTATTAGAATTTATATGTTTTTGAAGATATTTATTTTCTCTTAATATTTCATATAAATTTACTCTACTTGCTGTATAAATTGAATGTCTTATTAATGCTGGTTTTAATCCAGTATATATTTGAAATTTATTTGTTTTTATTGATTTAATAAAATAAGTAGAAAATTTACCAGTTTTATTAATTTGAAGTAATGTTTTAATATAATCTATAGGATATGTACAAGTTTCTGATATACAGGCAGATACTTGAATTAATCCTATATTTTTAATTTTATCTGAATTCATACACAGATAAATATAAATAAAAAAAAACTCTATAAATTATTTATATTTTGATATTAAAATTTTATTTCATTTTTATAATAAAATAAAATAATTACTAGTATTATTAAACCAATTGTACCTTCCCCCCAATATCTAGTATATTTTACATAATTTTTATCAGGACACATTTTTTGTACTAAATATAAACTATCATTTTTATTTTTATTTTTATTTAAAAATTTTGTTTTACAAGAAGTATTAGTAATTCCTATAATAGTTAATATAATAATTATATAAATTAAATTAAATTTTTTATGAATATATAATACATATAAATATACTATTAGTTTAATTATATCAGATATATGATCAAACCATCCTCCAAATACAGAACCTTGATTATATTTTTTTGCTATATATCCATCTAATAAATCTAAATAATAACTAATTAACCAAAATATTATACAATATATTATTTTTTTTTCATAAAGAAAATATCCTGATATTAAAGCTGATATAAAACCTACAAAAGTAATCATATTTGGTGTAATATTTAGATTAAAAATAGTATCTGATATATATTCAATTGAATAATAAAAAAATCTATCAATTGGATTTTCATAAATAAATGATGATATATGTTGTGATTTTTTTGATTCCATTATATCTATACTATGTAAAATAATTTTTTTTATATAAGAGTAAAAATAATTTTATAAAAATGAAAATCTTTATTTTTATTAGCTCTTTTTAAGTATATAAATAATTCATAATTTTTACCTTGAATTTTAATTACATCCATATCAAATAATGGATCATTTAATACATAAGTAAAACCTATTTTTTGAATAAAATTATCATTATTTTTAATAATAAATTCTAAATGACCCTTATTAGTTTTTAAATAAAATGGTTCTTCATATAATAAATAATATGATTTATTAGTTTTATTATAATAATATTCAAAATTAAGAGTAGTTTTATTTTTTATTTCATTATTTTCTATAATTTCTAATTTATATTTTTTATTTGTCAATAATGTATATCCTATTAAATCTCTTATATATTCTCTACTTGTTGTATTTTTTACTACATCAATACAATTACATATATTATTTGTATCTTCTTCTATTATATTATTATCATAATCTTCTAATAATTTACTCATTGATAATATATATAAAACCATTTATGTTTATATATATAAATAAATATAATATGATTATGTTTATATATAAATAAAATAATATAATAAAATAATAAAAATGAATTGTAATTTAGAAGAAATGAAAAAAGGAGGAGAAATTCATTATGAAATAAACAAATATATAAAAAATATAATAAAACCAAATATGAAATTATTTGATTTAGCAAATATTATAGAAAATAGAATTAAAGATTTAACTAATTATGATCCTAAAAATCCTATTTATTCGGGTATAGCATTTCCTACGGGTTTATCTGTTAATAATTGTGTAGCTCATTGGACACCTAAAATGGGTTGTAATAAATTATTATTAGAAGATGATGTAATTAAAATAGATTATGGTATTCATTTTAATGGATCTATAATAGATTCCGCTTTTACACATTGTTTTAATAATAAATATGAATCATTATTAGAGGCATCAAAAACATCAACAGAAATAGCAATTAAAATGGCGAGACCAGATCAATTATTAAATGAAATAGGAAAAGAAATACAAGAAAATATGAGTAGTTATGAAATAGAATTAAATAATAAAATATATAAAATTAAACCTGTACGCTCATTATGTGGACATAAAATAAATAAATTTCAAATTCATGCCGATAAAATAATTCCTAATATATATATAAAAGATTATAATAAAAGAATAAATTCAGATGAATTTTATGCTGTTGAAACATTTGCTACAACTGGTACAGGAAATACATATGAAGATATAGATGATTGTAGTCATTTTATGATAAATTATAATAAAGAAATAAAAAAAACAGATATACCAAATAATTCTAATCAAATATATAAATTAATATTAAAATATTATAATACATTAGCTTTTACTGATAGATGGTTAATAGGAAAAAATTTAATAAAAAATAATAAAAAAGAATTATTAGAAATGAAAAATTTAAATAAATATTTAAATAATTTATCTAAATCTTTAATAATAAATAAATATCCACCAATTTATGATTGTGATAAAAAAAGTTATAGTGCACAATTTGAAGAAACAATTTATATAATGGAAAATGAAACAAAAATATTATCTAAATAAAAATATTTTACGGTTATTTTTTATTTTTTTTTTATTATTAAAAGTAAATGAATGATTTAATAAGACAACAATTTTTTGACTATTTAAATAAATTTTTAATAGAATTAGGAAAAAGTTCTAAAAAAATTAAAAAAATAATTGATACTGATCATAGTAATATTGAAAATGATAAATGTATTGAATGTATTAAACAAAATATTTTTATTCATAAAGAAAAATTTTTAGGAAAAGAAAATGAATTAGACGAGTTTTTTAAAAATAATTCTGTTGAATTATTAGAAAAAATAAATTTATCTGATATTTGGAATAAAAGTGAAAAAGATAATAAAAATGCTATTATTCAATATTTAAAAGTATTTGTATTTATGTTTGAATCTGATACTAATGTAATTAATAAAAATACTAATAATTCTGATACAGATTCATGTTCAGAAACATCAGATAATGAAATAAATACAGATTCAAATGATAAATTTGAAGAATTATTAAAAGAATCATTATTAAATAATAATGAAAATATAAATGAAAATATGGATTCATTTTATGATTCTATGAAAGATAGTAATAATAGTATAATTGATTTAGCAAAAAATATAGCCGAAGATTTAAAAAAAGATTCTGGAGATGATCCAAATAATTTAATGAATATGTTTAATAATGGTAATGGTATAAATAGTTTAATAAGTTCTATTACAAGTAAATTAGATACTCAAATTAAATCTGGAAATTTAGATCAAAATAAATTACTAAATGATGCTCAAAAAATGATGGGTAATAACAAAAATTTATTTGGTGATTTATTTAAATCAATGAACCCCCAAAATACAAAAATGCCTTCTTCTTTCAATAATTCATCTACTTCATCCAATGTTAAAATAGAAGAAGATACTGAAAAAAAAATTAAAAAAAAAAATAAAACTGGTAAGAAAAAGGGTACTAAAAAATAAAAAAGATTAATAATTAAATTGAAAAAAAAATGTAATAAAAAATAAATGGAAGAGATTTTTTGGTTTAATGATTTAACAATATTATATAAAAAATGTCCCATATATTTTCCCAGTCCTAAATATTCATTAATTACAAATTTAAATGCTATTGTACGCTTTTTTATATTATATTCTATATTATGTTTTGTTATATATCAAAATATAGATGTTTTTATTCCATTAATGTTAATTATGATTATTTCTATTATATTATATTATTTTAAAGATTATATTACAGAACCTTTCAAAAATAATAATAATAATAATAATCAAAATATAGTAACTGAATTACGTAAATCAACCCCTAGTAATCCTATGATGAATTTAAGTGTAATGGATTATAATAATAATAAAAATATAGAAATAGATAAAAAAATTACCAATGAAGAAATAAATGAAAATTTAAACGGAAATTTATTTGATAATATTACAGATATTTCTAATAAAAATATGTTTGAAAGAAATTTTTATACTACTCCTATTAATACAATTCCTAATGATCAAACTTCATTTGCTAAATGGTTATATGATAAAGGACCAACATGTAAAGAAAAAACTACTGAATGTGTAAATACGATACCAGAACGTTTATCTATGGGTAGAGGAGCAAATTCATCTTAATAATATATTAAATTTTTTTTTACATTATAAAACAAATATATTATGTATATATATATACTTAAATGAAATATGCTGAATATGAAAAATTAGATACAAAATTAGAAGATAATTTACAAAAAGATAATAATTGTATGTATCGTAAAAGAGACTATAATTTTCATAGTAATAAATGTGTAGAATCACAATCAGATTTAAAATATATTATAGATGAAGAAAGTATGGATACATGTAAATTATTATATAATGATAGAATTAATTCTAATGTAGTTTCAAATAAAAATAACAAACAATTAACTAATAGAATTATTAAAACTATTCCATATAGAAATAAAGGTAATCACATTTATAATCCTGAACTTGAAATTATAATTAATTCAGGACAACATACTAATAATAGAAAATCTGTAAGTAATACTGGTGAAATAGAAAGTATTCAAAAACCAATGATAGATTTTGTTAAAAATCGTTTAGATGATAAAAATAATAGTTTTGATATTTCACGTTTTCAATTATCTAGTAGACAAATTAAAGGAAATAAAGTTTATGTAAATAATTATAAAAAAAATTTAAAAAAAATAAAATCATCTTTAAATGATAATTAATAAATTTTTTCTAAATAATATATATACAAATGAGTTCAAATAGATTAATTTATGACGAATGTGCTATGGCTAATCAAAATAATGTTAATAAAAATCAACTTTCTTGGGTCGTAGATAATAATAGATTCCAAAATTCTAATAACTGTATGGTAGATTTAGGTGTTACTTCCGGTAATACTTCTTTAAATAACCATATTGGTGATAGAGTTGATATTGAAACTAAATTACGTGGAATTGGAAATTATGATTCTAAATGTAAAGGTATGTCGAAAATTGATGATCAAAATAATGCTTTACCTACTTGTAATTTCTATAATGGTTCATTAAAACCTGCTTCCGTTGGTTCTAATGAAACTTTATCCACAAATAGATGTAATAATCAAATTGAATAAATAAATATTATAAATAAATATAATAATATTTAAAAATATTTAAAAATATATCTAATTTTTTTTTATTTTATTATTATATTTGAAATAAAAATATAATATAATATATTATAGAATGAGTTTTAATAGAAAAAAATATGACGAACAATGCTATATTGAACAAAACAAAAATGATGATTCTATAAATAATTATTTATTAAATGCCCCCGAAAACGATTGTAATAATTGTTATCAAGCTAATCCTGAAATACGTTATCAAAAAAAATCAGGCAGAGAAAATATTTCCGTAGAAAATGATTTATTTGGTATTGATAGAAAAGATAATTGTGAAAAAAATAATCAATATAATGGATGTCAAAATGGCGTTTGTAAAACTCAAGAATTTGATATTGTTCCTAAATCTGAATCTGAAACCTCTAATGATTGTTCCATTAATACAATTAACAGTAGATTTAATTCAGTTAAAAATTTAAAAGAATTATCTGTTAATAGATGGCAATGGCTACCTATTGATCCTCAAAATCATGCTATCTCCAATATTGAGTCTGTTTCTTCTAGAAATCATATAAAAGATAATTATAAACCCGATTTTAATACTCCTCTTGATGCCACTGATGAAGTTAATTTTAATCATACTATTCCTAATAAATTTACCGTTCCTGTTAAAACTACTCCACTTGAATAAATAAATTTAATTAATATATTTCACATGATATGTTGATTGATATAAATAAAAAACTATATCTTCATATAAATTTTTTTTATCATTAATAATCAATTCATATTTATCTAAATCACATAAAATTAAATTATAAATATGTTGTATATGTTCTTTATTTTCTAATTGCCAATTTATAAAATTTTTTTTTTTCATTAATTATTATTTATATTTATATATATTATATAGTATCAAATATCTAAATAATTTATTTATATTTATTTATATCTAATTATATTTAATTATATTTAATTATATTTAATTAAAAAAAAAATATCATAATAATTATTTATCTTTTAATTTGAATTTTAATTCTGTTTTTTCTGTTAGTACTCTATTATCTAATATATGTTTCAAAATCTTATTTGATTTATCATTATCATTAAAATATGATTGTAATGACTCTTTTAATAATTTTTGTGATATAGTTGATTGAGACTTATTTTTTTTTAATTCAAATTGATTATTATTATACGATAAATCATTTTTATTATTTTTTTCCATAAAATGAACAATTCCATCAGATAATTTTTTATTATAATCTTTTAATTCTTTCATTTTATTATTCAAATTATTAATTTTCTCATTTGTATTAATATATTCATTAATAATTTCACTAATTTTCATTTATATATATATATATATATATATTTACTTTTTAAATAATTTATTCACAGGGAGGACAATGTGATGTACCTATTTCAAAAGTAAGTCTTCCCTTATCTGGTTCCATTGTGCTCATATTCCAAGGACTTACTTCAACTTGAGGATTAGGGGGAGCTGAACGTAAATCATAATTTTTACGAGAACGTTGAGTTTGAGTAGGAACGCCAATTATTTGTTCACTTTTTGATAATGTTGCTGTAAGAAAATTATTTCCTTTCATATCTTTTGAATCAGCAGGTAATAATTCATTAGGATTTAATTTAGTACTTTTTCCAGTTGTAACTTCATTTGATCCTAATAAATGATATTTATCTTCATCTTCTAATCCTGTTATATTAAATTGTTCAGTTGAAACTTTTTCAGGTTCTTCAACATCTTCTTGTGCTTCTACTTGATTAGAAGAATCAACAACAGGTGATTCAACTTCAACATTTTTTTCATCATTATCATTTACAACTTGTTCATAATTATAATAATCTGGATCATCATAACCTAATTCAGAATCACTACTTTCAACTTGAGTTTCTGTTTCAACAGCAACATTTTCAGCTCCCTCAGCTTCAGCTTCAGCTTCACCACCAGTTAATGATTTTTTATTACAATTACAGACAATTTGGTAAATTAAAAATATAGCTAAAAATATTAAAATACATTGACACATTTGATTAGCACGTAATCTCATAATATATATATATTGTAAATATTTTTTTTTTGTTTTAATTAAATTTTCAATAAATAAAAAGGATATAATATTTATATTATTAAAATAAAAATTAAAATATATATTTTATATATGAATATTCATTTTATAAATAAAACTCGAGGAATAGCATTTGTTTTTATGTTTATTTATCATATTTTTGTATTTTTAAAATTATTAATGAATAAAAATTATTTAGATAATCCTATATTAAATTTAATAGGTTCTATATCAAGAAATATATTTATTATATTAGTAGGTGTATCATTATATTTATCATTTAAAAATTCAAAAAATATCGATGAATATAAAAAAAAACAATTATTACGGTCTCTTAAAATATATTGTATTGCTATTTATATTACTATATTAACTTATTTTATAATTCCAAATCAATATGTTGTATTTGGAGTATTACATTTTATTTCTATTAGTATTTTATTATTATATAATTTTGTTAATAATATTTTTGCTTTAATCTTAATTATTATTATATGTTTTATATTATCTAATTATAAATCTACATTTTTATTAACACCATCTAATTCATTTATAAAGTATATTAATGGTATTATAGGATTAAATATTTATAAATCTACTATAGATAGTTTTCCATTAATAAAATGGATACCTAAAGTTATTATTGGTATTTTTATAGGTTATATTTTGTATCATTTCTATAAAATAAATAAAAAAATACAACACAAAAAAATAAAAAAAAAATATATAATTCAAAAAAAAGAAACTTTTTTAGATAAAATAGGCAAAAATACATTATTATTATATGCTATTCATTTCCCTATTATAATATTAGTTATATTTTTAATTAAGAACCTACTGAAAATCTAGATTTTTTTGATGTAGATAAAGATTTTCTTAATTTATTAATTCGAGTATTTGTTGAATTTACATTTTTTTGTTTTATTTTTAAAATATTAATATCATTTTCCATACAATTAATCATTCCATAAATATCTACTATTTTTTTTTCATATTTATCATATTTAATTTTATTTAAATTACTATTTATAAATATTTCTGTATATTTTATTTCTAAATTATATTTATTACTAATTTCTTTTACAAAATTATCTATTAATTTTTTTTGAAATGATTCCGATAAATCTTTCCATCCTAATACCTCCACACATTTATCTATATCCTTATCTTCAATATTATATTTCTGAATACTATGAATATCGAAATCCGCTTTTTTATTTTTTCTTACCTTATGCATTTCTAAACAATAATTTAAACTATCTAATTGTTTACAATAATAATCCTTATCAGAATCCTTACCCGTTTTATTCTTTACAGATTTTTTTATTATATTTATATTTTTTTCAGTTTTTTTTTTTAATTTATTTTCAATATCTTTATCTAATTTATTTTCAGTATCTTCTTCTATTTTATTTTCAGTATCTTCTTCTTCCAATTTATTTTCAGTATCTTCTTCATCTAATTTATTTTCAGTATCTTCTTCATCTAATTTATTTTCAGTATCTTCTTCATCTAATTTATTTAAATTTATTTTATTATTATTTTTTATATTTTTTATAATATAATCTAATTTTTCTTCATAATTTTCAAATGAATCATTCATATGAAGTATATATATTAATATAAATTTTATATTTTAAATCAATTTATAAATTAATATCAAATATATAATTTATTGCTAGATAATTTAAACTTAATTGAGAAAATATAATATCTATATAATAAATAGTATGAAGAATATTTAAACTAAAATATTTTTTAAATTGTCTTATATTTTTAATATTTAAACCTAATATATTTTTTGCCTGTAATGATATAAATTTCATATTATTACATTTTTCTTTATCTAAATATAAATAATATAATTTGAAAAAATAATCTAAAATATCTTGACCAACATTATTTGTTATTGCTATATTAATAATTTTAATCCAACGACATTGAATGCTATATTTTTTAAATTTTGATATTTTATGTGATATTTTAATATAAATATTATTAATTATTATATTAATTATTTTAAATTTACAATTATGTTTAATTAAATATATAATAAAATAAATAATTTTTTCAGATAAAATTAAATGTAAATTATATTTTTTTAAATTTATAATTGTATTTTTTACTAAATCTACTGATATTTTTTTTTTATTTTTATTTAAATTATTATAAAATTCATCAATATATATATACATATTTTATAATAGATATAAATTATATATAAAATTGCGTATATTTATAGTTATAATATTATTATAAATAATAAATGGATACTTTTACCGAAAAAAATCTCAAACTTGATAATAATAATGTTGATATTCAAATTATTAAAGAATCTGAACCTACTAGTAATGAGTCAGATAATTCATCACAAATAAATTTAGATGCTGGTGAAGCAAATATAGGATTAGATTTATTAGCAAATAATAATAAAGTTATGAAATCAGATAATTCAGATGATAAAAAAAATCATGAAGAAATTGATTTAATTAAAAATGATATTGAAGATGATTCAGATGATAAAAATATTGATAAAAAAAATGATGATGATACCGATTCTGATGACGATTCAGAAGATGATTCTGATTCAGATAATATAGATATAAATCATCAACATAGAGAACCACCTGGTCCTTCATTAGATGAAATTTTAGAAGAAAAAAAAAAATTATTATATGAATTTGAAAGATTAAGTAATAGAGGAATTCCTATTTCAAAACATTTTTCATTAGGTTCTAATATTGAAGAAATGAAATATGAATTAGATAAAATTAAGAAAAAAAGAGAAGTTGATAATGCTATTGCTTTTTCAAGAAAAATGTTAATGGCATTTGTTACTGCTTTAGAATTTTTAAATAATAGATTTGATCCATTTGATTTAAAATTAGACGGTTGGTCCGAAAATGTTCATGAAGGAATTGGTGAATATGATGATGTTTTTGAAGAATTACATGAAAAATATAAATCTACTGGTAAAGTTTCCCCCGAAATTAAATTATTATTAACATTAGGTGGTAGTGCTTTTATGTTCCATTTAACTAATAATATATTTAAATCAGCTATGCCTTCATTTGAAAATGCTGTAGGAAATAATCCTGATATATTAAATCAAATGATGAATAAAAATAATGGTCCTAAATCATCTAATAATAGTGGCGGAGGTAGCGGTGGTGGTGGATTAGATATGGGGGCTTTATTAGGAATGATGAGTGGAATGGGTGGTGGAATGGGTGGTGGAATGGGTGGTGGAATGGGTGGCGGAATAGGTGGCGGAATGGGTGGCGGAATGGGTGGTGGAATGGATATTGGGGGAATGGATATGGGAAATATGAATGAAAATGTTAAGCCAAATAATTCAATGGAAGGACCTCAAGGATTAGATACTTTATTAGAAACCCTATCAACTAATAAAAAAACTGTTAAAACAACTAGAACAAAAAAAAGTAAAAAAAAAGGTTTAGATTTTTAAATTAAACTAATAAATCTTTTAGAGAAAAATTTATTTCTTCACTATCATCTATATCTAAATCATCATAAGGATCAGAATCATCATCATCAAATAATTCATCTATATCTTCATCATCACTATCTTCTTCACTACTATCTTCTTCACTACTATCTTCTTCACTACTATCTTCTTCACTGCTATCTTCTTCACTATTTTCTTTATTATTTTTTTTTAGATTATTATTTGTATTTTCATCTTCTGGTTTAGGGGAAGATGTATATGTTTCAACTGAATTATTTGAATTTTTATCTGTAAAATTTTTAAATTCATCTAATACTCCCGCTATTGGTAAAATAGATGTTATTGTACTTTTTAAAAATCCACCCCCTTTCATATTTTTTTTTAAATTTATAGCATTAAATATAAATAATAATAATAATACATAACCTATTATTTTATTAGTCTGAATTACTATAATATTTAATATTAAAAATATAAATAGTATCGGTTTTAATTTAAATAATTGAACATTAATAATATCAAAATAAAATAAAATTATTAATATAATTAATATTGTTGAATAATTATTATTCATAATAATTATATATAATAAAAAAAAATAAATTTATATTAATTTATTTACAATGATTAAAATTATCTCCTTGAATTTTATCTAATTGAGTTTGTGTAACATTTGATATTATATTTTCATTTTGTTTAATATCTTTTACAACTTCATAATCATTTACCATTTTAACATCATTATTTAATAATGTATATATATTTTCTTCTTCTATTTTATTTTTTACTTGATTAGTATTGTTCATTTCATTTTTAGAAACATTTTCATCTTCAATACCATTTTTATCTTTATCTTCTTCATCAATACTTTCATCTTCTTCATAAATACTTTCTTCTTCTTCAATATCATTTTTTTTTATATCTTCCATTTCCTTTTCAATATACATATGGTCGTTTTCTGAAGATTTTACTATTACTACAAAATATAATATAATTGATAATAAAATATGTATTTTATTTTTAACAATAAATGTTGAAATAAGTAATAAAATTAATAAAACTAATGGATTTCTTAATATATTTATAATATTAATTGGTAAATTTAAAAATGTAAATGAATGATAAGTTACTATAAATAAACAAAGAAATAAAGTTACTAAATTATCTGTATTATTAAAATTCATATATTAATATAATAGAAAAAAATAATAATTTATATAAATATAAATATGTATTATTGTTCCATTGAAGATGCTTGGGGAAATAATTTAAAAAACAATTCTTTTAATTATAATTCAGAACCAACTAAGACACAAGAAACAATATATAATAGTGTAAATAATTATAATGATAAAATTAATAATATAGATGATCAATCTAATGATAATAT